GTTCCAGACGGAGCTCAAGAAGAACCACGGCCTGCTGGGGGACTTCGGCAAGGCGCTCTCCGATTGGAAGGTCCAGCTCACCGCCGTCGGCGGCGCCCTGTTCGCCATCGCCAAGTCCACGGCCAATGCCGGCGAGGAGGTGCTCAAGGGCGCACAGAAGACCGGGCTCGCCGTCGAGGCCTACCAACAGATCGCCTATGCCGCCAAGCTGGCGGATGTCGAGCAGGGGCAGCTCCTCGTCGGCCTCAAATCGCTCTCGACCGCGATGGTCGAGGCGGCCCAGGGCGGCCAGGAACAGAAGAAGACCTTTGACGCGCTGAAACTCTCCGCCACCGACGCCACCGGCCAGCTCAAGCCTACCGAACAGGTCTTGCTCGAGGTCGCCGACCGCTTCGCCCACATGGAGAACGGCGCGGTCAAGTCCGCGCTCGCCGTCAAACTGTTCGGCAAATCCGGCCTCGACCTCATTCCCTTCCTCAACCAGGGCAAGGCGGGCATCCAGGCGATGATGGAGGAGGCCCGGACGCTCGGGATCGTCATGAGCGAAAAGGACGCGCAGGCCGCCAACGAGTTCAACGACGGCCTCAAGCGGTTGCAGACGTCGGTCCGCGCCATCGTGCTGGATCTGGGCACGAAATTGATCCCCGTACTGATCCAATTGGCCGAACTCGTGACCACGATCATGACGCGGGGCCGCGCCAACGTCTTGGATGAGATGCTCAAGGGCTGGGCTGGGCTCTTTGTTCTGCTGACCCATGCCATCCGGGAGACCTCCCTGGAACTGGAGGTGTTTTACAAGAAACTCGGGGCCGCCGAGGCCGTCAAGAAGTTTTGGAACGACGTGCTGGTCCAGACGAGGAAAGACCTCGACGCGCGCCGAGACCAAGAGTTGCGGGACATCTTCGAGGGCCGCTCGTCGGCCAAGACCACGCCGCTGAAATCCGGCAAGGCTGATGTCTTTGTCCCGAATGTGACGGTCTCAGCAGAGCAGGCCAAGAAGAAGAGCCAGGAGATTTTCGACGATCTCGAGCGGGAGGAGAAGGACCGGCTCGCCCGGCTGCACCTGGCCGCCCCGACCTATGATCTGGGGACGATCCAGGAAGGGCTGGGGAAAGCGGAGCGCGCCAATTTTCTGGCCGCGCAGCAGCAAGCCCAAACCTGGATCGACGCCTATCAAAAAGAAGAAGACGCCGCCCTCGCCCGGCTGGACGCCGAGATCGACGCCTACGGCAAGGCCCAGGAGGCGATGGGCCGGTTCATCGTCCAGCGGACGCAGAAGGAACGGCTGGAGCAGATGTCCGTGCTCGAGCTCTACCGTTTCGGCCTCCAGGAATACCTGACCAATTACGGCAACACCTTCAACATCGCCATCGACATGGCCCGCCAGACCGCGCAGGCGATGAGCCAGGGCTTCAAGACCTTCTTCTTCGACTTCATGCAGGGGCGGATCACGAGTTTGCAAGACGCCTTCCGGGGCCTCGTCAATTTCGTGCAGCAGGTGATCGCCGAGGTGCTCGCCCGCTTGGCGACGGCCAAGCTCTTGGGGCTCTTTGCGACGGGCGCCGCCGGCGTCAGCGGCAGCCAGGGAGCGATGATGGGCTCGGGACTCACGGCGGCCAGCGGCGGCCAGGTCGCCCGCCGGTTCGCCATCGGCGGGCCGGTCTTCTCGAATGGGGATTCCGTGCCGGCGTTGCTGACGCCGGGGGAATACGTCATCTCCAATCGGGGGGTGGACGCCCTGAATCGGCTCAATCAAGGCGATCCCGGCGGGTTTGCACGCGGCGGCCCGGGCAATGTCGTGGTGAACATCCACAACGCGCCGCCCGGCACGGGGGCGGATGTCAGCGTGCTGCGCCGCTCGCAGGATTTCGTCATCAACGTCATCCTCCGGGATCTGCGGCAAAATGGCCCGCTGCGCCAAGCGTTGGGAGCCGCATGAATGGCCAGTTATCCGAGCCTGCTCTTCGAGTTCCCCTTCGGCGAGCCGGTGAAGCAATGGCAGACGATCCGGACAGAGTTCGAGCAGGGCTATGTGCAGACGCGGGCGAAGAACACGGCCGCGCCGCGGCTCTACGGCCCCAACGCGCACCGGTCCCTGACGTCGGCCAACCTGACGACCTGGCTGGATTTCTGGGATGCGCGCAAGGGCGAGGCCGAGGCCTTCGACTTGACCGATCCGCGCACCGGCAACACCTATTCCGTGCGGTTCAAGGGCCAGCCGAAAGTCACGCGCACCGGGCCGCAGACCTGGGACATCGAAGGACTGGTCTTCGAGGAGGCCCTGTGAGGTGAAATCTCTTCACGCCAATCTCGTCGTCGCCAAGAACGACCTGGACTCCGCCTCCGCCTGGCTCGTGCTGCTGGATGTCGTGGTGAACAGCAGCACCACGCTCTATCTGACGCCCAATCCGGCCTCCGTCTCGTTCGACAGCCAGACGTATTCACCCTTCGCGCTCGCCCTCGCGCCCGTGAGTTCCGACAGCCGGGGCGGATTGCCGGACGTGGAAGTCACCGTCCAGAACGTGACCCAGGCGATCTCCGGCTATGTGGAAGCGAACGATATGCGGGGCCAGCGGGTCCGCTTGCGCGTCGTCCACAGCGACAACCTGGCCGACCCCACGCGCACCGCCTTCGATGAGAGCTATGAAATTACGGAGATCTTCGTCACCGAGCAGGCGGTGTCATTTCGCCTGGGGCATCTGCGGCTGCTGGAACAGCGGTTCCCGGCACGGCGCTTCCTTCGGGACAATTGCCAATGGGTCTACAAGGACTCGTCCTGCGGGTATGCCGGCGCCCTGGCGACCTGCGACAAAATTCTGGAGGGGACTAACGGCTGCCGGGCGCACGGGAATCAAGCCCGCTTCGGTGGGTTCCCCGGCATGCCGAGCGTGGCAGGGCGGTTCACATGACGATCACCTATGAAGATCTGCTCGCCGTGCCCTATTGCGAGGGCGGCCGGACGCTGGCCGGCCTCGATTGCTGGGGAGTGTGCCTCGAAGTCTTCCGCCGTCAGGGCATCGAGGTGCCCGATGTCTTCGCCGGGGCGGATCAGTTGCAGGTGAAGCTGAATCAAGCCGGAGTCTCGGCGCTCGATTGGATCGCGTCCCTGTTCGGGGCCTGGCGGCGCGTCCCGGAGCCGGTCGTCGGCAGCGCCGTCGTTTTCCGGGATGTAGACGGGAACGCCGTTCATGTCGGCGTCATCGTCGCGCCGAACCGGTTTCTGCACGCCAGTCGCCGGACGGGGATCACCGTCTGCCGCCTGGACCGGCCACCCTGGCCGGACAAGCTCTTGGGGGCCTATGTCTATGATCAAGCAAGCTGACAAGTGGCAAGTGAGCAAGTCGCAATCATGACGACGCTCCTGCATGACCCGGAATCGGTCACACTGACCGTCCTGGACAACGCGCTTGAGCCGCGGCGGTACGAGCGCGAGACCGTCCAGTTACCGCGCTGGGGTCAGCCGATCGCCGAGCTGCTGCCGGCGCGCGTGACGCCGGACGGGTCCTGGGTGGTCATTGAGAACGGCCGGGTCCTGCCGCCGGAGGAGTGGGCGACGGTCTGCGCCAAGCCAGGTAGTGAAGTCCTCTGTTATCCCACGCTCAGGGATGGGGATACGGCCTTACAAATCGGCTTGGGCGTCGTTCTGGTGGCGGCCGCAGTTGTCCTCGGGCCTGAAGCGTTGATCATTCCCGGCGTGGGGTTCGGATTCATAGGGCCCGCCGCCGCTATTATTGTCGGTGGCCTTGGGGCTGGACTGGTTGTCGGGGGGGTCGCCTCCGCCATCATTGGTCCGCCGAGTCCGCCGGTCATCCCTGCCTTCGGCTCAGTCGGAATCGGCAGCGCCGGAGGCGCCGCCTCCGGCAGCCGCGCGGCGGAGGCGGAGTCGTCCCCCACCTACGGCTGGCGGGGCGTCCAGAATAGCACGCGGCTCGGCGCGCCGATCCCGGTCCTGTACGGGACCCACAAGGTCGGCGGCCAATATATCGAGCTCTATCTGAGCAATGCCAACGACGAATCGACGCTCTATGCCCTCTGCGCGCTGAGCGAGGGCGAAGTCTCGTCCGTCGCCCTCCATAAGATCAACGGCCAGCCGGCGGGGAATTTCCGGGGGATCAGCACGGACACGCGCGTGGGCACCAACGGCCAATCCGCCATCAGCCTGTTCGGGGACAAGACGACGGCCACGTTCAACGTCGATGCCGCCATTACGACGAGCTGGCTCAGCTATACGACCAACGGCGCCAACGTCACCGCCTTTGAAATCCTGGTCGAGTTCCAGGGCGGCCTCTTCACCGTGGAGAGTGATGGCGCGCTCTCCACGGCCAGCGTGACGCTGAGCGTGGAATACAAGCTCAGTTCCGCCGGGGGCTGGACGAGCCTCGGGTCGTTCACGTTCACCGAGGGCAAGCGCGCCGTGCTCCGGCGGACCATTCGGGCGGACGGCTTGACGGCCGGCCGGTACGATCTTCGCATTTCCCGCACGACCGCCGAAAGCGGCTCGGTCACGCGCATCGATGCCGTGCGCCGGACGGCGATCAACGAGATCGTCAATGATGCTTATGTCTATCCCAACGTGGCGCTGGGCGCGGTCAAGGCGTTGGCGACCGATCAGCTCTCGGGCGGCACGCCGACGATCACTTGGCTGGTCTCCGGGGTCAAGGTCAAGGTCTTCTCCGCCGCCGGGGTCTATACGGTCGCCTGGTCGAACAATCCCGCCTGGATCGTCTTCGACATGCTGACCAACCGACGCTATGGGATGGGCCAGTTCATCTGGCCGATCCTCTACGACACGGGCACGGTGAGCGTGACCAACGGCAGCCCCACGGTGACCGGATCCGGCACGAGTTTTACCGGCAAATTCCGCAAGGGCGACAAGCTGGTGATCCCCGGTCAGGGGCGCGTCGGCACGGTCTCCACCGTGGACAGCGCCACGCAGCTCACCCTGACCGCGAATTGGGCCGGGGCCACGGCCTCCGGCTTGGCCTATGAAGTGCATCGGGACGATCTGGACATCCAGTCCTTCGTCGATTGGGCGGCGTTCTGCGATGCTTCGGTCTCCGACGGCAACGGCGGCACCCATGCCCGCGCCACCTGCGATTACATCTTCGACGCCGATGGGACCCGGATCTGGGATGCCGTGGTCAAAATCTGCGGCCTGGGCCTGGCCGCGCCCATCAAGCTCGGCAATTATCTCCGCATTAAATTTCAGCAGGCTGAATCCGCCGCGCAGCTCTTCACGATGTCGAACATCGTCAAGGGCAGTTTTCAGGAAGTGTTTCTCCCGCTCAAGGAGCGGGCCAATTACTTCGAGGTCCAGTACCTCAACGCCGCCAACGACTATGAGCAGGATATGGTCGTCCTGGAAGACCCGCTGCTGTTCACCAACACCGAGCCGGAGCGCAAGCAGACCGTCTCGGTGTTCGGCGTCACCCGGACCGCCCATGCCCTGCGGCTGGCCCGGTTCTACCAGTTGGCGAACCGGTACATCACCCGCACGATCACCTTCGAGACGGGGTTGGAGGCGATCGTCTGCGAGCCGGGCGATGTCATCAACTTCCAGCACGATGTGCCGGGCTGGGGCCAGGCCTCCCGCGCCGCCGCCGGGTCCATGGCCTCGACCATCGTGCTCGACATGCCGGTGACCATCGGGGCGGGGACCTATCAGGTCATGGTCCGGCATGCGGACGATACGATCGAGACCAAAACGGTGACGGACGGGGCCGGCACCTACACCACGCTGCACATTTCCGGCACGTGGACGAGCACCCCGGCGGACGGGGACGTGGTCGCCGTGGGCGTCCAGAATATCCTGGTCAAATCGTTCCGGGTTATTGCCGTCGAGCGGACGCAGGACCTCAACTGCCGCTTGACGGCCGTCGAATATAACGCGGCCATCTTCGATGAGACGAACCTGACCCCCGCCAACATCGTCCAATACAGCACGCTCAACGCGCTGCTCGGCCCGGTCCCCGTCGTCACCAATCTCAAGATCATGGAATTGAACAACGTCACGGCGAGCGTCTGGATTTCCTTCAAGCCGCCCGCCTCGCTTAACTATGCGACCACCCGGATTTACCGGACGGTCAACGGCGTGGATTATCTGGTCGGCGAGAACCGGGAGGGGGCCTTCTCGCTGTCCGGCGTGGCCGTCGGGGAGCTGTTGACGGTCAAAGCCGTGACGGTGTCGATCAACGGGGTGGTCGGGCCGCTCAGCTCGGCGCCCACGGCGTCGGCCGTGGTGACCCTGACGAGTCCGCCCAATGTGGCCGGGTTCTCCTGGTACTACCTGGGCGGCCATATCCGGCTGTTCTGGGAGCCGGTCAACTGGATCCACCCGGTCGAGTATGAAATTCGCAAGGGCGCGGCCTGGGCCTCCGCCATCGTCCTCGGCCGCATTCCCGACGTCACCGTGGATGGCGCGGGCAACGGCACCTATTGGGTGGCGGCCTACGACACGATCAACCGGACCTATTCGGCAGCCCCGGCCTCCCTCTCGATCGAGATTTTCCGCATGGCGGCGGGCGACACGCTGGCGGACAACGTCGTGCAGACGAAGGATGAAGATGCAGACAAATGGCTGGGGACGCTCTCCGGCGGGGCCATGCTCGACGTGGCGAACAACTGGATTTTTCTCGGCGGCACCGGCTTGTTCGATGACATTCCCGACGTGGATGCCGTGGCGAGCCTCGATTTCTACGGCGGTGTGGACGATGAAGGGGCCTACGAAGTGCCGAGCGCGAACATCGTGGACCTGGGTTCGGTCAAGTCCGCCCACATCGTGTGTACCTATGCGGCGCGGGGGGACACGACGCTCACGACCTGGGACGCCATTCCCGACTTCGACGCGGAGCCGGATATCGACGGCTCGTACAGCGACAAGGTGGACCTCCAAATCGAGATCAATACTGCGCAGGCCGACGGCGTGTTTACCGGTTGGCGCAAGTTTGTCCCCGGTCTGCATGTCTTCCGCAAGGTCAAGCTCCGGGCCGTGCTCAAGAGCTTCGATACGGGCGTCACCTGTATTCTCACGGATTTCAACTGGACCGTGGACATGCCGGACCGGGACGAACGGCAAGCGGACGTGGCGCTGGTAGCCGGCGGGCAGAGCTTTACATTCACACCGGCCTTTCAGGCGGTGCCCGCGCTTGAAGTCACGATCCAGGACGCCCAGACCGGCGATTACCTGGCCATGACGGCCAAATCCGTGAACGGGTTCACGCTTCAGGTCAAGAATGCCGCCGGGTCCGGGGTCGCCCGGACCATCGACTGGCATGCGAGGGGGTACTGATGGACGCGATGCTCGCGCACATGCTCGCGGAGCCGGACCGCTGGCTCGGCGGCGAGCTGCACAATTACGGCCACGTCCGCGTTGAGTGGTCAACCGATCTGAAAATGAGCATGCTCGAGGAGCCGGACTATCCGCGCAAGGCCAGGATCACCACGATCCAGTTGGAGGACATTGAATACTTCTGCGTGATCGGCGAGACGGTGGATCACGGGCCGTCCTTTGCCTGCAATGGGCAACAGGATGAGATTCATGTGACGAGCAAACCGGTCTTTCCCTGTCTGCGGCCAGGGGAGCTGGCCATCCACGGTCCGCTGGTCAACGGGGCCCGACACGAATGGCACCTGATTCCGAGGGAGGCATAGATGTCGCAAAATAGTCTGGTCGTGGCGAACGGCACGGGGGCGGCGGTCCGGGCGGCGCTGAATAATGCGCTGGATACCCTCGGCACCCTCAACAGCGGGGCCTCGGCACCCAGCACGACGCAAGCCTACCTGCTCTGGGCCGATACCACCACCGGATTGCTCAAGATCCGCAACGCCGCGAATTCCGCGTGGATCGTCGTCGGGCGTTTGGCCAGCATCGGACTCGGCCGGATCCTGAACAGCACGGTGGCCAAGACCGGGGCCTATACCGTCGTGGCCGCCGATGAGGGGGTGCTGATCAAGGCCTCCGGTACCTGGACGCTGTCGCTGACGGCCGCCGCCACGCTCGGCGACGGCTTCGCGTTCGGCGTCGTCAATACCGGCACCGGGGTCATCACCATCGATCCCAACGCCTCCGAGACGATCGACGGACAAACTACGCTCATTCTCAACCCCGGCGACATGGCGATCCCCGTCTGCGACGCGTCGAATTTCCGCAACGCCGCGCGCTATGTCGCGACGGCCGGAACCGTCGATTTCGCGCAGCTCCTACAGAACGCCGTGCTGGCCGCCAGCGTCAGCGGCAACGCCTTGACGTTTGCGCTCAAGACCAAGGCCGGGACTGATCCGTCGGCCTCCGATCCGGTCAAGGTGGCCTTCCGGTCTGCGACGCTGACCGATGGCGCCTACGTGGTGCGGAGCATCACCGCAGCCCTGTCCCTGACGATTTCCGCCGGCTCGACGCTGGGCACCGCGAACAATGTGGCCGCCCGCCTCCGGGCCTATTTGATCGACAATGCCGGCACGGTTGAAATGGCCGCCTACCACGCCCAGGGGTCGAATTCACTCCTTGCGCTGGACGAATCCGCGTTGCACTTCACGACGGCGGAGGGCGGCGCTGGCGGCGCGGATTCCGCCCAGGTGCTCTATTCCGCGTCGGCCCGCAGCAGTGTGGCTGTCCGCGAGCTGGGCTTCTGTGAAATTACCGAAGCGACGGCCGGGACCTGGGCGACAGCCCCGGCCAAGGTGCAGACCATGGGGCCGGGCGTGCCGCGCTGCGGACAACTGATGCAACCGGTCTGTCTGGCGGTGTCCGGGGAAGTGGCGACCGGGACGACGACGATCCCGGCGGACGATACCATCCCACAGCAAACGGAAGGCGACGAATATCAATCGAAGGGCATTACGCCGACGAGCGCGAGCAACTGGCTCATCATCGATCATGTCGGCCAGTATTACGGCACCGTCGCCACCGGCCACACCATGACGGTCGCCTTGTTCCAGGACGCCACGGCCTCCGCGGTCAAGGTGGCGGTGGTTGAGCAAGGGGCTAATTACATGCATCAAATCAGCCTGCATCACGAGATGCGTGCCGGGACCGTGCTCTCGACGAATTTCAAGATCCGCGTGGGAATGGACAACGCCGGTACCACGACGTTCAACGGCCGCGTCGGTGCCCGCCGCTATGGCGGTGTCCTGGGCTCCTACTTACGCATCCAGGAGGTGTTCGCATGAGCTGGCGAGTGCAGCGGGACGCGCAGGGAAATGTCAGAGGCTTCGGTCCTCCTGAGAGTTGGTTCCCCGGCGAACAAGCGGGCTGTACCGTGACCATTGAGGAGACCTGCCCGGCGCCGTCCGTTGAACCCGATCCCCACGGCTTCGAGGGGGCGCTGAAGACCATCTTTGCCGATCCCGCGACGATCAACACCCTGATGAAAAAATACCCGCTCTTTCTCTGGTCGTTGCGGGACCGGAACTGGGCCCATGTCCAACAGTTGCTCGTCGGGGCGAAGGTGGCCGCCGACCTCACGCAGGCGCAGTATGACGCGATCAAGGCGGCGGCCGCAGACAAGTCGATCCCGGTGACGTTGCCATGATCGATCTCAAACTCAGCCGGCTCGACCAGGCGGCGGCGTTTCTCCAGCCGTCGCTGCGTGAGCTGCACGCGCGGGCGGCGCGGGTGGGGATCCTGCTCTTTGTCGTCTTCGTCTGGCGGTCGCCGGCGGAGCAGTGGCGACTGTATCAGCAAGGTCGAGTGCTCAACCGGGAGACCGAGGAGTGGGAGCCGATCGATCCGGTCAAGCGCACGGGGATCGTGACCAATGCCCGGCCATGGGAGGCGCCACATTGCGTGACGACCCTGGACGGCCAACCGGCGGCAGTCGCCGCTGACTTTGTGCCGATGGACAAGAAAACCGGGAAACTCCTCTGGGACGCCCAGGACACCGTTTGGCAACGGTTTTGGGAGTTGGCTTCGAAGGTCGGCCTCGACCCACTGGGCGACAAGTGGGGGGCGTACTACGAGGGAGATCGCGGGCACGTGGAAGAGCCCGGCTGGCGGCTCAAACTCGCGGGGCTTGGTCTCACGCTGCCGGAGCGGGCCTCGGTGGTGACCGCATGACGGGTCGCCGGTTGCCGGACGGAGGCAATCCCGCCTTTGCGCCGGGGGATTACTGGCGGGACGGGGATGGTGTCTGGTGGGTGCGTCCGCCGCAAGGCCACATGGGACCGCTGACTGACCATGAGGTGATCGAGCATGAGGACGGGACGATTACCGTCTCCCCCTCGATCGACTCACCGGGGGAATGGCACGGCTACCTGGAGCGCGGGCTCTGGAGGGCCTGCTCAGGAGGCGCATGACCGATCCAACGGCATTCGAGCAGGTGACGCGCGAGCGGCTGACGGTATTGGAGGAGCGGTTCGATCAGGCGCAGGCCCGGCTCAATGGGAACCTAGAGAAGATGTGGACGGCGATCGACCAGCTCCGCGAGCGGCCGCCGGCGTGGGTGGCGGTGATGCTCTCGACGGGCAGCGCGGTAATCGGCGCAATGGGTATGTGGATTATCAACCATCTGCATCACTAACCGGGAGGATATTATGGACCCGATATTTCTCATGCAATTGCTGATTCTGGCGGGCTCGTCCGGGCTGCTGACCGAACTGACAAAGTGGTTGACGGAGCTGACCGGGGTGAAGCTGCCGCCGAACCTGATCCCGGCGATGAGCACGTTTATGGGCGGTCTGCAAAGCGCCGGGCTGCCCCTCGCTGGAGTCGATGATGGGCCGAGTGTCGCGGTCGGCGCGATGGCGGGCTTGGCCGGGACCGGGCTGCATCAGATGCTCTACGCCAACCGGTACGTCAAATCGGGGCTGGCCCACGTGGCCAGGAAAAAGGCGGCGTGGCTGCTGCCGCTGCTGGTGAGCTGGCCGCTCATGGGCTGCGCGGCCGATTCTGCCGCGAAAGCCCAGCAGTTGGCCCAGGACGCCTGTGCGCGTGTCCCACAGGCACAGGCGGCGGCGAATCTAGCGAATCAGATCCTCGCGGACCTGCCGCCGGGGACGGATGCCGCTCAGGCAAAACAGGACGCCGAGCAGGCGGCGCGGGTGCTGGCGCATCTGAAAGCCTTGTGCGCCATCGTCACACCGCCGAGTTGAACCATGACGACGACCGTGCTCATCCTGAGTGCCTGGCTCTCGCTGGCCGGCTTCAGCGAACCCTTCACCTGCACCGTGACCGGGACCGTCTGGGAAATGCCGGGCGATGAGCCGGACTTCGTCCGCTCCGACGGCTGCCGGCGTCTGATCGAGGAGAGCAT